CATCTACATCGACTGTGAAAGTTGGATATTTGGTCGCATCACCGTAGGTCCCAGCTGTCACTGCTGTATTAGCCAATTGAGCAGAACCTACTCCGCCAGTTTTGACAAACACTTTTGTATTGCCAGCAGTGGCATTATTAATTAGTATTGAATTATCACCTGCTGTTATTAGCTGGTCGGTTGTACCATCACCATTGATGCTTGTTATTCCTGAGCCTGCCGTTCCTGTCAAGTCAGGGCGTTGAATCCACTCGGCCCCATTACTGACATAGTTGAAACTATCCCTGACGATAACCTCATATCCTTTTTGGTGCACATTTTTGTTGAAAATCGGTAGCGTTTCAACCTCAACAATCGAGGGATGTGTCACGTAATAGAAGCCCCCAATAGAGGCTAAGAAAATCGAGAAAATTCCTATTAATTTCATTGCTATTAGTTTGTTGTAATGCTTACGCCTTGATTTTGTAGATTATTTCGAGCAGTACTTGATGCGCCCGAGGGGGGGGCATGTGCTCCATTCATGATTAAATTCTTAGAAGATGTCCAAGTTGAGTTTTCAACTTCATTGAAGAAGTCATCCATCTCCGCTGTACTGAAAGAAGATAATGAATTAGAAAAGATGAAAATCTTCATGCTGACCTGACTGAAATCTAAGTTGCCAGAAGTATAGTCAAACATTTATTTTGTCCGGTAACACCGAGGTAATCGAGCGTATTAGGCAATCGACCAACGTCGAAGGCAATCTTACCGCCGACCATTCTGATTCGCTCCATTGACCTTGACATCGTTTCGGTGAAGTCTCCGAAATAGTCGCCTGTCTGCGTGTCGATATAAGTGAGCGAATTAGGTAGTCTTGACATGTCACCATAACCCTTGACAAGTCCGCCAGTCGTTACAAATCTTTCAATTCTGGGCGAAGCGGTGAATATTGTTTCAATATCAAAAGCGACTGAGCCAGTTATCTCCAATTCCTCCACGACCAGCGCAGAACTATTGAAAGTTATTTCAATTTGACCTGAAAATTTCGGAGTATAGGTGTGGCTCCCTGTTGAGTTAGAACTCACCGTATTAGATGTTCCGTCGCCCCAGTCTATCGTATAGGAAGTTGCATCAGATGTTTTGATTTTGAAACTTACCGTCTCTGCGCTATCTGCATCGAATTTCAATGAATAGAGATTATGCAACAAAGCGTTGTTTGGTTGAACTCTCTTTTTTGAAAATAATAATTCTGAAGCGCTTGGAACTGAAAACGCAAATACATCAAGGTAATATCCTGATAATGTATCGACACTCCCGTCTGGTTGCAGGTAGTAATCTTTTCCCACCTTATAACTATGAAATATTGAGCTAAGAAGGCCAGATTCAATCAACTCGACAGAATTGGCATCGAGAATCTTTGAGACAACGAATTGATGCTCGTTCCCAAAGTCATAACTATCTGCTTTGACTAATTCGCCTGCAATTGCATCGTATCGAACCAAGTCGCCTTTGACAAATCCATGACCAAGTTGACTGAAGAAAGCAGCTGGGTATTCGATATTGGAACTACCTGCTGAGGTGATACGGCCATCCGATCCAATTGTGAAATTTGGTATCGTCTTATTGATGCCATACGAACCAGCAATAACACCAGTCTCTTCCAGCTGAGTGGTCCCGATAGTATTATCTTTCATTCTGTTACCGTGAATTGAGGTCGGTTGAGCCTGCATCACGACTACAGAGAAAAAGATGAAAATCTGTATTAATATTTTCATTTTGTAGAAAAAATTCAGTGAAAAAATACTGATTAGTTAATACTTAGATGCTTCGCCAAAAACTTCTGACCAGACACCAATGAGGAAGAAAAAGTGTAAGTATTTCCCGAAAGGGTCGCATCCTCACCTGCTCCAATATCCATGTGTACCCCATCGACATACACATCTGTAAGCGTAGCATCGGGCGTGAATCCTGAAACCGTAATCGTAGTCGTAGATGAACTCACCTCCTCTTCGTATCGAGTGCGAGTAAGTGAAGGAGCACCTGAAGCAGTCGCATCAATTGTGATAGTATTTCCCACGCGACTTAATGAAGCACTACCTGAAGCGGCAAGCGTAACCGTGCCACCACCTGCACCACCTGCGGCGGTAAGATTGATAGTCGGCGAGGTAGAACCTGCGGCACTGATTGTCTGTGCTTCATTCGTTACACTTCCATCTACCTCCGTCGCATCCACATTGAAATTAGGATAGGTTCCTGTCACATCTGCGATGCCTGACTCAGTGAAAGCAACTACTTGATCAGGAGCGATATTGGTAATCGTTCCATCAGCTGCGATAGTGATGCCTGTACCTCCAGAATAGACAGAATTCTTTGCTGTCCAAGCAACGTCGCCAGCAGCATTTGTTTCGAGCATCGTGTTATTCGCACCAGGCTTTGCCAGTTCAACGAGGTTGATAAGTGTAGGGCCTACATCTGCGAAGGCCAAAAATATTGTCAGGATGGCCAATGAGCCGAATCCTTTGAGAAATTTTGTGATTTTCATCGGTACCAAATTTTGATGTTTTCCCCGTCAAGGGGATTAATAAAGGTGATTGTATTGCCGGAGATAGTATAATCTTCAGCTTGAGTGAGTTCTGCACCAGGGCGCATGACTCTTATTCTTGATGTTTGATTTGTGTTGGGGAGCGTTCCTCCTACGGTGACGGTGGATCCGCTATGATTGACAAAGCTCTCGACTGACCATTCTGTAGCGACATTGGTTGAAGCCAATACTTTTTTGAAAATAATCCCATCGATATTTCTAAGAAATAAGGTATCACCGATTGAATAGAGCGAATCAGCGAAGGGTCTAACATATTTTTTGAAATTTTCGACCTCGATTTTGTTCCATTTTCGATTGCCGACACTACCAGCGAGGTAGTTCAATATCTCATCACCTGTGAGGATGCTGGAAGGAACATTAGCACCTTCTACGACGACGACACTATCCACTTTGATTTGTGCAGATAGTGTGAAGCTGAAAAACAAAAAGAAAGCTATTATATAAGGTCTCATATTTTTGAAATTATTATAAATCAGAAGTTAAAACATTGCCCTCGTCATCTCGAAGTACCTCTCCGAAGTCGTCAGATACGACCGTCGCACTGGAAGTGTCTACAAACCGCAAATCGACGTTCTCAAAATTCTGTGCACAATCAATTACACCGCGAAGTGGGATGTTTTTGACATGTGCGAGTGGTAATCTGGTTGAGGAGGTGAGTTCGTAGTTGTAGCCTCGAAATCCTGTTCGGCTGGTGTTTATTTCACGTTTGTATTGGAGTTTGGCGTGTTTCATCAACAGGAGCTCGTTGTCAAAATCTTGCAGCACGACGTGGATCCGCTTATTGCGGAGCATCTGGCCGATGTTGGTGATTTCGATACGGTTTCCTTTGAAATCAAAAGGCACTTGCTGTGTGTAATAGACATTATGTTGACTGTCTCTTCCCGTCTCTACCAATCCGTAACTATCGACTTCTACTCGCCAGAGGTAGAACCTTTCACCTGCCTTGAGGACTGGAGCAGCCACGACTGGACAACATAGGCGCTTCCCAAATTCAGAGACTGATTCGGGAAGGAAAAAAAACAAATAACGAACTCCGCCTGAAGCCTTTCGACCACACTGGCGGCGTTTGATGTCAGCAATTGCTACGTTCACCCTACGAAATTGGCCTGTTTACAGGGCAATAGGTAGGACTTTTTCGGTAGGATTACGGATGTATTTGCGGATAATGACCTCGACGAGTGCTCGGAAGTCGGCATCGTAGGTGAGTTGATTATTGAAACTACTGATGCGCTGATATATGGCTTTGTCTGTGATTTCTTTCTTTTTTGAAATTTCGGAAACTGTGATGCCTCGATAATAATAGTCTAACCAATTTGGAAAAAAATCGGTGTAGGTCTCTGGAGCATTATGAGACTCGGAATAGAAGGCCCTGAAAAAATCGTTGTGGATGTCAACCACCTGTTGTTCATTGAGAAAAAACAGACCTTTCAATTTGAGCTTTTGGACAGTTGAATTAAGGATAGACGAATTTGCACATCGTATCCAGATGATACCGATATAGAAATCGACCTATCTCATCACCATTGGCGTGGATGGCTTTGGATAGTTTGGGACTAACAATGATGGATAAGACAGCGGTGAGTTGATTGGAGAATTGTGGGGTGATGCGTTTGGCTCCGACTCGTTTGATTTGAAAGAAGGAATACAACAGGTCATGGGAGCGTAACCGAATGGGACTGGCACCACGTTCGGTTTCGATAATCTTTTTTGAAATAGGAGCGATAGGTATTTCGACCTCAACCATACTCGGCAGACTTTATATGTTTCACGGGAGTGATACAAATTTAAAGTTTTTGAATATGAAATACTAATAATTTGATGGTGGATTAGGGAGCGGTTAGTTTATAAAATCAACGCATTTTCTTGAGGAAAGTATTTTGAATTTTCTTTGACCGTTCCGAAGGCATAACCAAGTCTCCATTTTTCTTGACCATATTTTTCGTCACATTTTTGTGCAATGATTGATTTGATTTCGTCAATCTTAACTGCATTTCCAATGTCAAAAAAAACATATTCTTGGCGTAATCCAATACTCATATCGTCACCATCCAAGACTTGCTCAAAAGTCATTTCACTTTGAACGTAATTGATGATTGTGTAGTAGAGGTTTTTCATGCTTGTATTTTTTTTGATAATTAATTGAAGCAATCGCCCCGGTGTGGGGCGATTGTGATTAAGTGGATGTTAAATCCAATCTGTGTCTCCTATTTTATCTCCCAATCTAATCCATACTTGATTCTTCTCATTGATTTTTGTGTGCATCTTAGTAGGAAGAATAACAGAATTAAAACCTGATTCTTTAACTACTTGAGCAAGTTTAATTTGAGGATTATAATCAGAAATTAAGTCTAAATTTTTACCCTCTTTTTTTAGTAGTTCTCTTAATTTGTTTTCAAAAATTGACATTTGATTTCTATTGGCAAATCTATCAACACGAGCCGCCGCAAGCCTTTGGTTAAAACTCAACTCCTGAAACCTTTCACTTTCTTGTAAACCGTCAGGCAAATCAAACAAATACTTTGCTCTAAATATTTGCTTCATCCAAGCGGCAATAATCATCTCTATCGCTTCATCAAAAGAGCGGACTTTTTTTACAATTTCTTTCATGCTTCTATTTTTTCAGGTGAAGAAATAACGACCGGGCAATAAGTATTCAAGCCCGACATAGTCATACAAAGGTCTTCTCTGTCGCTGGTAGTCATCATTGACCAATCAGCCGTTTGTACGAAAGTAATAAAAATACGATTGAGAAGTAACACCTGCTTTACAGGGCTCAAACTTTCGTATTACGCAAGTTTGTTTTATGTTTGTTGTAAATAAAACCTATCAAAATGAAGAAATTAGTATTAGGATTTTCGATGTTATTTTTTGCAACAATGGCTTTTTCACAGTACGAATATGGTGAGATGGTATTAGTAAAACACCCTTTGAAAAGAAAAACCATCCTTATGGCTTTTGATATTGGGGAACACAAACATAACTCACCAGAAAATGTAATAAAAGATGAGACTGGAAAGAATATAAATTTCAATTCTGAGATGGATGGATTAAACTATATGGCACAATATGGCTGGGAGCTTGTTGAGTCAAATCAAAGACCCGACAGAGGAGGTGCAGCAAATCGTTATTATATTTTGAGAAGAAAAATAGAATAGCTGAATATCTATATAACAGAAATCAACTCCATCTGCACTGGCAAAATCCCCTTCGAATTGAAGCTCACCTTCATAGATTTGACAAAATACTCCATGTGATTGATGCGCACTTTGTCTTTGTAGCTGAATTTTATGTAGTCTGACAGTGATAGATTAAGTGTTGCGGTGATTCGTTTCCCATAACGAATCATCTCATGCCATTCTCGATGCCAATTTTCGTACAAACCAGTCGGAGAAGTCCAATGTAAGGAGTTGTCACCAATCTTATTCCCTACCGGGTCGTATGGCATTCCATTCGCGTAAGGATAGAGGTCGCCGTCTCTATTTGCGTACATCCCTCGATACATGGTGAACCTGAAAGGCACATCATTGGATTGACTAAGCTGAGGTATCGTTCCTGCTTGATAGATAGCAGGGAATGCACGTGCTTCTGGAGGCGTGAAATAATCGAAGCCATCGTAAGTAACAAGGCTGAGTGGATTTTCTTGACCGAAAAAGAAATCAAACAAAGGAACGGGTGAAATTTGCGACTCGTTGTTGGTGTCATAAGTTGGTGCAGTGCCAAGGTCAGAGTAATCGAGTGCCTTCCGTGATGGTCGCGAAGAGAATGCGCCAGAAAGCACGTATATGTCCCTATTTTCTACATAATAGACATTGATAGCCCCAGGAGGAGTTGCTGGCACATCAGAAATATCCAGAACGCTAATGAATTCCTCTGGTCGGTCGTATATTTCTTGCAGAGCGATGTGTATTTCGTCTTCTTCGACTTCAAAAGTATAAGCATCAGGAGCGTCCTGTTTGTTGCTATTGATAGAATAGAATCTAATCACCTTACCTGTCCAATCGTGTTTCGCGGCTGCGCGCAACAAATCACGAATTGGAATCAACTCTATCAAAGACTTATTGTAGTCAGGAAACAAGCCAAGCGCAAACACGCGAAGCCATGCTTTCACAAATTCGTTTGTTTTGAGTTTTGGGATATGGTTTTTGAGTTCAATGGTGGTTTTCCACTCATCAATGACGGGGTCAACGTGCGGATCAGCATCGGGGTCGTAGGTTGGGTCATGGTAGATGCTGTGATTGCTGTATAGCACCAACTTTTTTAGTTCATCAGACACCTGCCACTTGTTCGCAAACTTGAATTCTAAGCCTTCAAATATCTTATCAAGTAGATAATCTACTCTAACGAAGGGCATCGCCGCAGGACTTTCAGCACCTTCAAAAAATTCTTGATTGGGACCATCCCAGTAATTTTGAAACAAAAATGCAGAGCCAACGAGTGTCGGGTCTGCTTGAAATTTCCAGTTGTAGATTGGAAAGAAAATATAGTCGTGACTGAGCGGATTTTCGGCGGTATCTTTGGCATGAGCTCGCGCCTCGGCGGAGGTTGTACCGATGCTCCGTTCACCCCCCAAATCAAGTGCTCGAATGTCACGATTTTTCAAAGCACTCAAAGGATTGATGACGGTTTGAATGTTTGCCTTTCGCTCGTCAGCATTATTGACGGTCAACTTTCCTTCAAAAAGCAGATTTCCACCAGTCGAGGAAACCACCGTTGATTTTTATGCCAAAATTCATATTCTTTTTTTTCAAAAAGTCCTCCTTGACATCACTGCCAAGGAGGTTCCTAAACAAAAATTATAATCCAAAATAAAAGCGAGAATCCAGTTTAAAAGTCTTTCTCTTGTTCCTTTAATTTTTCTTTTAATAAATCTTTGAATGACTGCTTGTCTTCCTCCGTAAACATGTACTTCATCATTGAAACGGCAAATGCTTTCAATATTATATCAGCAACCGCAAAGGAATGAAGCGGTTATTTTCCATGTCAATCAGCCAAATGTCTCCCGTGAGCAGTTGCTGCATGTGTCGGATGTACGGCGCATCAAAGTAGCCTGAGTTCAGTTCGAGACGTTTTCGAGTGCGCGGCTGGAAGTTTTGGCGTGTACTGTCTGCGAGTTCGATGGTTTGTGATTCGACTTCAATCTCAGGACTTGTTTTGCCCATGAAGCCGACTGATTCGCATCCGCCGACTCCATTGAAGCAAAGCAGGTAAGTGTTCCAATCTCGACCAGCGTCGAGGTCTATTTCGTAATGAACGCCAGCGAGCGCCGACCAACTGTCTGCTCTGGCTGGGTCATCGAGCGTACCGATGCCAAATTGGTAGTGTGTGATGATTTCATCTCCATTTTGTAAGCTCCCGAGGTTACATTGATTGTATCCGCATGGAAACCAGTACATTTTATTTTTTTGAAGCGTGACATCTGCATCGAGGATATGTTGCTCAGTCGTCCCATCACTCCACTCTACAAGACAACGTACAGAGTAGTTTGTCAATTTGTTTTTTGCATAATAATAGAAATAATCTGGCTGGCCTTGCGTCACGATTTTTGGGTAGATCGCGGAGCCAATCGTTGCGTAGTTATGACAAACCCATTCAAAGAAAATACTGAAAAATACCTTTGTAGCATTATCTACAGAACCTGCTACAAGGTATTTTGTAGCAGATTTTTGTAGCGCTTCAGCTACAGCAGGATAGCCGTATTTGTCAGCATACCGAAAATAATACTCGCCAAAAGCCTTGTCAGCTGTATCAAAAGCCCATGCGCCCGCGATAGAATCGGTATCGGGCGTGTGAGGCGAGAGGTTGAGCAATTGAGCGACATCAAGCACCGCTCTGGTATTTTCGACATTGTAGATTGCATGTAACGCCCCTGTATAGCTCTCTTTGTTGGAATTGAGGAGATAGACGCGTGCATTGGCCCTCAGATTATCAAAAGCCAAGCCTGCGAAGTTGGTAATCGTGACCGTCACATTGCTGAGATTGTTGGACTCTGTGATGGTGATGACTTCGTTGAAAGGGAATTGTATGATTATAGATTCTACAGCACCTGTAGAGGTTCTTACAATGTTTGTATTTTGTAGAAATGTTTCATTTTGTAGAAAATGCTCTCGTACAGCATCTACATAATCCGCGAGCGGCGAGCCTGTAGATGGAAATTGATTGCCTGAGTTGTCGGGCGTTGCTTTTGCGGTCATCGTGACGCTGTTGCCTTCCCATTCTATGGTGATGGCTTCATCATCGGCTGGGACGTCAGAGAACTCCAAGTTAATCCACGAGCGACCTGGCACAAAGAGTGTGCTTTGGAAACCGACCTCAATGCTGTCGTCTGCAAAAGCATGTTCGGGAGCATCTTGTATGATTGAAATTGCCATTATCCGTTGACGTTTTGTTGTGAGACTCCCCAGATTAGACCGAGGATTATGATTAGTATTAGTAGGGGCATGTTTATATTAGGTCTTTCCAAATGCCTTCATTAATATCATCCTGAAAGCACCCAGATTCGGTTTGTAATGAAAAATCTATTCGCCATCCGAGGTCGTTGTCTCCGCTCCATGGGTCGATAGGTTCGATTTTGATTTCTTTGTTGATCAGTATGATTTCGCCATCCGCTGCTTCCTCGAATATTCGAGTGACAATTTGCAGCATGATTTGGTAGGTGGACTCTTCGCGTTCGAGGCGTTGAGTATTGTTACCGGGCTTGTAGTTGTGTAGTATGACCAATGCTCCTGAGAAGATACCGCCGTCCTCCTCTTCTTTTTTTTGTGAGAAATCGGGAATTTCAGCCCAGAGCAAAGGATATTTGATACGCGAGCGTTCGCGGTTCAATATTCTATCCGAGCCGCCATAATCGAAATCTTTGATTTGAATATGATTATCAGCGAACTTCTTACAATATGCGATGTATGCGGTGACACTATTCTCCATTTGCTTCGTTTTTAGCGGTTGCAAAATTTTGTTGCTGCTCCATCTGGTCAGCAGCATCCTGTTTTCTAATCATCCAAACTGCGACGGTGTGGAATCGGGTTTGATAGACTTGCTCCAAGTTCCCGAAGACATTTGCTTCAGCTACGTTCTGAAATGCGCCCCACCATCCGAAATTCAAGCCTCCGGAGGTTTGTTCTCCTTCTGTTTTTGGGAAAAGCCACTCTCCATAAGTGTTATAGACGTAGAGCTTCACGCCTTCAAAGTAGAGTTTGACGGCCATCAAAACCTCCTCTGGGAGTCCTTTCAATGCTTCGGCTCGGTGACGAGCTTCGTCTATGGTTTTGAGGTCGATTCTTTTGTCGCCGTTGGTGATGACTTCTTTTTCGTTCAAATTGAGCGGTCGGCAAAGGGTCGCGGTCAGTAGAATTAAGTGCTCTGGGTTCCGTTCCTTGATAGTCCATCATCAGCTTCACGCTTGGAAGGCGAAGCTGCAAAGGCAGCTCCGCCAACGTTCCAGGCAAAAATAGAAGGAGGCTCTTAGTCCATCTGAAGAATAGGAATCTCTTTGGTATGTTGATTTGAATTTTGGTCACTATGCAGTTTCTACTTTTCTTTTTGCGCGTAGGGCCCATCTTCGACTGATGTTGTAGATGTCCAGCACTGTCATGATTGTATCTTCTACTAAGATTTGCAGTTCTGAATTTTCAAATTCAGGATAGAACTCAGCAGCATAGTCTCTCAATTCTTGTTTCTCCTCTTCGTTCAAATCGTGAATCTCATCATCAATCATCTTGATACCCTCAAATGCACTTGGCCCAGACATCAAAACAGGCGTAAACCTGAAAGTGTCCAGCCAGTTAACCTTTTCGTCTTCGAGTGAGCCAGTGATTGCTTTTTGAAGTTTGAAACCGAAAGCGAGCAATTCTTTCAATTCTTTGATTCCGAAAAGTTGTACTTCTGGAACCTGCTCTACTTTTTCATTTGCCATGACAATTATAATTTTATGAATGAATAATGATTTCAAAAATGCGGTAGAAACTTGTAGCTACAAAGGACGCTACAAGAAAATAGCACCTCTCCTATTCGGAGAACTTAATACTTTTGTAGAATTGCGTTTCACCATCGTTTGATAAGCATCAGATGCGACCCAATCAGGAAAACTGTCTTTATTTTTGTAGAGGAAAGCAATCAGGCAGGCTTCGGCTTCTTTGGCGTTTTTCTCTGCTGACATTTTGAGTGCGGCTTGTAGTTTCAGATGTTGTGCGCTGCTTGCATTTCTTCTATCCTCAAATCCATCGGTGTGCGATACTACTCTGAATCCTTCATCTTCGACAGAAATAGCCAGATGGTCCACTGCATTCGCCAAACCTTTGAAGGCAACGAGGTCACGAGCGATTTTCACGAATTTCTTTTCGATGTCATTGGTGAGTGTACCTTCTTTGACTTTCGTCGAAAAAGTATCAAAAGTGGTTTGTTCAATAATCGGGAGCAGGTGTTGCTCCTCCGCTCGCTTCATCCAACTCGACAATGCCACAAACGAGCGGCGAGAGTTTTTGATATTCAAAATATCATCCACATCGGCCGTGCGACGAAGGAAGTTGGAAGTCTTGACATTGTAAGCATCTGAGTTTTTCCAAGTCTGAAATTCATCGACATGCTTTTCCAAATAACTGAGCAATCTATCCAGCGCGAGGTCAGCATTTTTGAGCGCATTTTTCAAGGCTGCTTTGAAGGCCCATTGCGTTGTTGGATTGCTCACGCCTTCTTTTGAGGAGTTTTGCTGGATGCCCATATCTGCCATCGTCACGTTCAAAGATTCCATTGCAATCACGCCAGTGTACCAGGCAATTGCATCTTGAAAATATTTCAAAACTCGCTCCTCTGATGCTGATGAAGTCGTTCCAGCATCATACATCAAAGCAATTTCATTATAGAAATCCTCGCCAACAAAATCCAAAATATTATGCTCGGTCGCCTGCCTTATAAACGGCTCCAACGTGTCCCAAGACATAGACAAATTCACAGAAGGATTGTGCTTCTTGAAGTTTGTATCTCCAACAATCGGATGGTCAACATCTTGCGGATCAGTAGCTTTGAAAAGTAGTGTCATCACTTTTTTTCTTTGCAAGCTATTTCAAACAAAAGCCATCAAAAAGGACAAAAACACCAAAAAAGTGACGGAAATGAGCGTTTTCATAACTATTTGATTTTCAAAAAATTACAATCTCGTTTACCTCATCAATTCGGAAGTGACAGACGATTGACTGTGCGTGCTCCTGTGGGAAGTTGCGGTCACGTTCCTTTGATTTGTCCTTCTTGAAGTCGGGTGTAATCTCTGTGATTTGGAGGGCGATGATTACATCTTTGCAATACTCCTCATTGATGCGCACCTGTGGGTAGTGCTTGTATTCTTCAGATAGCACATCGGTGGTGAAGGTGTGGCGCTCTTTGTGGTTGGTGGTACGGCCAGCGTGTGCTTTGATTTCACATTGCCAACCGTTGTATTCAAATCGCTTTTGGATTTGTGTGTAGATGTCCTCACCTGTTGGGTTCTTATCGTGACCCCGTGGCTCACCCCATACTCTGACGTATTTGAATTTATGTTCTGAGTGCTCACGACAGAACAGATCAATCAAATCATTGACCTTCTTATCTTGCTTGACTGAGTAGGAACGTACCATGCGCTCGGTGCCTCGTGACTCTTGCCATACAGACATACAGTTGAACCAACCTGAGAAATCCATACTGATATCGAGTAGTGCATCCTTCTTAATATCAATGACCTGTTTGGTGTGTATGCCTTGCTTCCCTTTTCCATACTGATACTTTGGTTGGTAACAATGGTGCTCTGGGTCGAAGCGATGATAGAAAGCATCCTGTGCAGCACGCACTCGCTTGTTCATCACCTCAATCTGGAACTCTAAGTACGGCGTGTCACGCTCCCAAGTCTTCAATGTCTCTTCGCCCAATACTGCTACATTATCATAAGCAGTTGATTCGAGCCAGAAGAACTCTTCAGGATTAGCGATGGCTTTCTCTTCGTACTTGAATATCCAAAAACCGGATGGCTTCCAAGGTACGGAGGTGTACATTCCGATTTGACCGTAGTGGGGACTTTTGAATTTGTGGCGCAAACCCCTCGTCGCATATCGGAGGACTCTGGTATAGTGCTCCTCTTTGACCAAGGCCGCTTCATCTATCCAGCCGCCTTGATAACTTCCTCCCCTGGCTTTGTCGGGTCGGTCGAGACTAAGTAGTTCTACACAAAAACCTGTATAGAATGTGATGAAGTATTCCCACTTGCCCGGCTTGGAGATTGGCATCTTGAACCACTTTGGTGGTTTCTGACCAACTACATAATGAATACCCTCAATGAATCCCATCCGATTGACGGCTTCGAGGATTGGTTTGAGCGTCTTGGTGAGGAGTTGATTGTAGGTTGTTGATGATAGGAAGAATGTCGCGCCAGGCATATCACCCGAACGCATTCCCATTTCGTAGCCGATTTCGGTCGTCTTACCACTACCACGACCGCCAAGGAAAATCTTGGTGGAAGCAGTCGAGATAAGAAACTGCTTTTGTTTTTCATTGATATAGACTTGCTTATTCAATGACATCGGCCTCTTCTATTTTGTCGGTGTTGAGTGCTTTTGGATCCGTGGTCATAAGGATAGTTGGCACATTCAAATCTTCTGGTTTGATGGGCAGCTCCTTATCAAAGTGACCTTTAATTCTACCTATAGAATCAAGACACGCTTTTGCGGTGTCTAAATAACCATCCCCCTCAGCTTTTCGCGCTAATCTTAAAAAATACTGAACAACAAAAGCTTCTGTAATCTCCTCATTTGACTCAAATATTGGTGCGAAAAGCAAATCCGCATCATCCAAAACATTACGTGCCTGCCTTTCACTAATCATCAAAGCCTCAGCAGTAAGTTTCACCTGCTTATATCGAACAGGATTTTCATTCGCAATACCCCAAGCTGCTCGGAGATTCTCCAAGTAATCCAAATCACGTTGACCGACCTCAAACTCCTTTGGACTAATCAGATGGAAGTGTAAACGCTCGACCGTCGTGAGATTCTCCAACTCGGCTGGGTCAAGCACTTTCCTTTGCTTTGAGGGCATTTTCGGCATAAGCCAAGTAATTTTTGAGATGAGATAATCGTTTTTCGGCAGCATCGACGCCTTTTTTGTCGGCCTCCTCAGCGAGTGCGATGATTTTCTTTTTCTCTTGGGAAATCATTGCTCTGATAGATTTGATTTTTCTATCGATACCAAGGGAAGAATCTGGTAGTGGGTACAGCTCCTCCTCCTTGGTATCTGGGAGTTTGCCGTGCTCTTCGTAGTGTGCGATGCTTTTGTGGAGCTTACCGATTTGGCGCTGGATGATTTGGATTTGTTGGGAGTTGGAGGCGCGGGACTCTACAGTGTCAAGCTCGTGGAAGCGATTGGATAATCTCGCTCGCTCTGTGAACAGGTTTGACTTTTGGATGTAGAGTTTTTTTAAGCCTGGGTCGGTGTTGGCTTTTGGTTTTTCTTTTTTTTCTGCTTTAGGTTCTGGCTCGCTCTCTGACATCGTATCGAGCGCCTTTTTCAAATATATCACATTGACACGACTGTAGCCTCGTTCCAGTTTGGGAAGGAGGCGATGAGTTGGGTCGTGCCTTTGCAGGTATTCGAGATTGTTATTGTATTGGGATTCAGTCATTTGTGACTGCAAGGTGCAGCCGATTGACTTTTTCCGAAAGGACAATAAAAAAGCCCTCCAAAATGGAAGGCTTTTCTATTTTCCCGAAAGGGTAAAAAAACTAAGTGCCAGCTGCTCCTGGTGAGTAGGTATTGATTCCCCACATCGTTTGACAGAGATGCTGTTTTTCAAAATCAGACATCATTGTCCATTCTGGCGTTTGCACGAAAGTGCTAAACATTCGATTGATTAATAAGACCTGACTAATCGTGGTGTGGTCGTCACTCAGTTGTGGAAGAATTACTTTTTGAGTCGTGGACATGGCGATATAGATTTATAAAAATTAATAAAAACGGCCGGTAGACTATATCGCCAAATACATTCAAGCCACTCACGTGGAATGGAAAGAAATGCTACCGACCTATTCTTAGGAACTTTCATCATGAATAACTTGAATTATGTATTTGGCTATAACAAAAGTAATTCAAACTTTCGTATTACGCAAGTTTATTCGGTGTTTTGACAGCGAGGTAGATGTTGTAGGCATTACGCATCTCGGAGCCAGAAGAAAGTTTCCCTGCCTGAGCGATGGCCGCCAAAGTCGGATGAACTCCCTGCGAACTCACCGCTGCGGTATTGGACGCTTCAAACAACTTAATCAACGCTTCATCTTTCATATCAAAATCGATAGGCGTGATTTTGATGCCAGGATATTCCTTACCCAGCGTCTCATTATAATCGTAAGTCGTGAAGAGCGCACGGCCAGCATTCTCGATACCAGATAGGAAGTTGTTGACCAAATCCAAGAACTCTTGACGCGCTGCTTCCTCGTTTTTGATAGCCTCCTCTTTGAGTTCCTCTGTCTCATAAGTGACCGTTGTATCTGCAAAATAACCAATCGGAATTTCGATATGAAAACGGACATTGTAGCCATTTTCCAGATTATTGAGGTGGAAAAGAGGAATGGCATTCGCCAAACTTATCCAAGTCTTTGCGCCCCAATATTTCGGGTGCGCATAATAATCATCGAACAGCAACGGATCATAAGTGTGATGCATGAAAGTCCCTTGCACCTTCTTAGGATTGTACGCCTTGACGGTGATAGGTTCGAGTAGATTCTTATTATCGTTTGAGTGTCGTCGGCCCCAATATCCGAACCAAAACCAAGTGGCTACTTTTCCAGAGCGATTGTGTCGGGCTGCTCGGACGTGACGGCAGCGTTTGGTTTCCATGCTTTCGATTTCTCCTTTTCCGAGTCCTAATCGAGCCGACTTTTTGGGGCTTTGCTCGGAATTTCGACCTCTTCTTTGATGACTTTTCGCTGACCAGTTTGGGGGTCATTCTCAAAACGCTTTTTGAAAGCATACATACCGGAGCCGAGCGTGATGTCTCTTTTGGTAGCGATGAGCTCGCCGACGACATTATTAGACCGGACCAACAACTCGCGTTGCTGAGGCAAAGTGTTGTCTGCACCCCAGCTCATGATTTCACGCTGTCTGATGGTTCTGATTTTTCCGATGTCGGACTGAACATCGAGGTCGGTTTGCGTGACAATTGCTTTGGCATCTTTGCGCCCAGCTATCCAGGCGTTCGGGCTGATTTGTTCTACCTTATATGATTTCATTAATGTATAATTTTGAGACCGTTGTATGATTTGAGGTGACTATACAGAGGTGTCAAGAAGTTCATCGACTCGGTATCGGTGATAGGAAACTGCGCTGTATCTCGAAAATCCGCGCCGCCAGTCGTTTTTTGACGACGACCAGCATTGGCGCGTGTACTCGGTGTCCTGGTCTTATTCATCCGAACAGGCGCGCCCATCACGGCCTTGGCGATTCTTTTCACCGTTCCTGCTTTCTCTTTTCGGCGATTGGCATCATTGGCAGCTCGCCACCACTCCAGTGTGAAGGTTTCGTCAGGTTGCGACTTGATTTGTGCGAGCATGGCGGAGATGCCTATGGAGCCTCTGTATTTCATAGCTGCAAGGTGCAGCAGATGGGCGTTTTTGGGTAGGACGACTATTCTGGCAACAAACCGCAACAGGGGCTGATGATTATTGTCCAAAAAAAGTGTACTTCTGTTGCGAGCATAGTTAACTGTCTGATTATCAGCGAGTTAACCGCAACAAATGGGTTTGTTGCGAGCTGTTGCGAAAGGCCCTTTTTTGTACTTCTGTACTTCTGTACTTCTGTTGCTAACCAACTGTACTGCATAACCTACTGAATATCAGTTAGTTATGCGTCTCGCAACAGAAGTACACTTTTTTAAACCGTTTTTGACCTTCTTAAAAAGAAAGAAATTTCTTTCAAGAATAGTATATATAGGGGCGTTTTGGGGCCAGAAAGCAAAAAAGCTCGCAACAAAGTGTTGCGAGCTCGACGGTAATTGATTAAAACAAACTTAAACGAAAACTATAAAATTGCGATTCTGCGCTTCCTCCTGAGGAAGTTGGTCACTCGTTCTTGACCATTGCCTGCATTATCAAGCAACGAGAGCATTTGTTCCCACTGCCCGATGGTTAGCATATTTTTTTCAACCATATTATTGACCTCCTCTTTGAGTTGAGTAATAGGAAATTTGATTTTTCCTTTTTTGATAAGGAAAGCCATCGCCTGGTCTCCTGGCCCTTCGGTTGCATCGTTGACCAGATTCCTGTATCCTCCCAAGTTATGAACTGGGATGGTTTGTAATTTCTCAATGATGTGCTGACGTCTTAATCTTAACATGATTTCGGTTTTTCTGACCGTGCCCCTGCTATCACATCAATCAGTTTTGATATTTTCATTTCTTTCCAACCTTGAATATCTATCCTTTCCTCTTCAGGATAATAGATATAGTTGATGTGTAGTATTTCATCGTTAAGCTGAAGATAGAAGTCGTTCCATCCTGCATCTATATCAGTTGGTAGATTCTTTCTGATGATTTGATTCAACAGTAGCTCAAAGTCATTGATGATTTTGTCTCGATTGGCAACCAATCCATCCAACACCTGCTCCTGCTCGATGATGAGTTGATTGTTTTTGTCGATTGCTTCTTTGAGTTTGATGATTGCTTGCATATTATTTAGATTTTTTGATTATAAAATTTGGTCCTATTGAATGAGTTCTTTCATTGGGCCTGCGCATCTGGCACATGGCCGAGTGATGTCATTATAATTTGAGACCCAACCGCATGACATGCATTCTGTTCCGTGTTGCTCCTTACCTTCAGACTCTTCTTGTGCTTTTTCTAATCGCTCATTAAATATCACATTGGAAGTTTCCATAAACTTCGCATCTATTTTTTGGAGCATAGTAATATCTCCCCTCTCCTTGCGGATCCGCATTTCTTTTGAAATAATACCTGAGATTACTCCAACTTCAAAAGCGGTTAGTTTGACCGTGTATTCTTTCATGGTTCTTAATTTTTTGAAAATTGAAAATTTTGGTTCTTGGCTCTATTGTAGCCAATCATCCAGTGCGTTCTTATTTCATAGTCGGAGTAAGGGCATTCGCTGATTTTTTTTCCTTTTTTGAATGCGGCTGCTCCGTCATTTTGGATGTCGCTTATGATTTGTTTTTCGAGTTTTTTCATGGGATGTAGTTTTATTCATCAGTCGAAGCCTGCGGTAGCTGATTGGCAGGTTTCTTATGAGGAAGGTCTACAAAATCTGTAGTTCCAGTTCCAGTTAGTTTATAGAATTGCATATCGACCTTGGCAGATTCTACAATATTCTTTGCGATGTCAGACATGGCCTTTGCTCGCTTTACTTCTTTTTCGAGCTGCTCGTCAGTTAGGTCATCGTCATTGAGTCTTTCTAATTGTTCGAAGAGATGATTTTTAAGATGAAAATTCTTGTTTCTCATGATTCTTTACTTTTTTATTTATTTTGGAAATAAGTTTAAATGTTGCCTGAAGCTCAGGCGGGTATCTTTGGATGGTATTGCGGGCCATCAGTTCTTTGTTTGAGATACATTCAAGATTTTCGAGCACGCAATTCATTCTATTTCCATCCTTGAACACCAGATTGTAACCCTTTGGAATTTCTTTTTTTGCTTCAAGCCAAATATGGCGATGTAGAGGTCGCCATTTTGCACGCGAAAGTTTGATATACTTGAGCTCAACACCTTTGTGATTTCTAATTGTAATCGTTCCAGGAGCGCCCTTGGCATTGTGAGGCAAATGGCCTTTTTTGAATCTGGTCGCTTTTGTTTTTTCTATTGCTTCTGGCGTCATAAATTCTTCTTGCTTCTTACCCTTATTTGCAGGGATATTTCCTTTTTTGTATCTATACGATATTCCATCATCTTTTTTTAATCGACCGCTTTTTTTGCTCTCAAAAAATGCTTTTGATTTCTTCAATCCGAAACTATAGGCTTTTCCATAGACTGCATGGATTGGCCTTTTGAGTTTACCCGCGATTGTTTTCGCAAGATTATCCGGATACATATCTTTGAGGATTTTTATTTCCTCCTCCGTCCATTTTCTTCCTTTCATTTTTGAAAATTTGAAGGTTTAAAAAGACTCCCCTGCACCCGCCGCTTCCCTTTCTGGTTTGGCAGATTATCGAGGATGTTTTGTATTTCGCTCCATTTGTAGCCTTTGGCTTCCAGTCCCTTTGCGAGGTCGTGAAACCCTTTGATGATGAGGTAATTTTTGTTCGCCTCAAACTTTGACATCTTTCCAGCAGCTATTTTTTTGGAATAGACCAGCGCCTGAAATTTCTGCTCACGTTTGCAGTATTTCATGATGATGGCGTTGGTTATTTTTATGTCGGATTGGGTCATTCTTCCAATTTTGCACCCGAAAACGGGCAGTAATTAATTTGTATAGACATCTCATATTCCTTTTGAGTGAAAGTGTCACCTTTCTTTTTTCGATAGAAAACAGGCATCGAATAGATGTACTGCCCTGTTTTAAAATTCAGAAGCTTTCTGAAATCAGCTTCATTATCACCAGTTCGTTCTCTGATGTGATCTATCATTTTTTGCATTTCTTTTGTAGGTTTCATTCTTCTCGTTTTTTGATTATAAAATTTGATTTTCTAAAATGGCAAATCCTTACTCAGCAACTTATAGTCCCCCTCATTCGTCACCGTCTTAGCTTTCTCCTGGAGGAAGTCCTTATCGGCCAAGATGAAAAGTTCTTTTCCGTTGCTGATGATTCGAGTATCTTCTTTGTCTTTGCGAATTGGATTCCATTCAAGTCCAGTGTATTCGCAATATTTTTTCAATTTGTTTTTGAATTTTCTCGTGTCCATGTATCGCATTTCGCTACTCGTAGCAGCTTCTTTGTACTTATTGTAGAGCCACTCTTTTTCCAGCCTGTGATTGAGTAGTCGGCCTTTGTTGCCTTCAGTATCGAGCGTCGTATGAAAATTGAGATTCGCCCAGTCCAGAAACGATTCGCCAATATGCTGACGGAGTTTTCTTCGCTCCAAGCTCTTGGTTGGTATCGTGTATTTCAACCCAAATTGAAGATAGACCTGCATACAGTTCGCCATGAAATTATAGAAGTGATTCCACTGGTCATAGTCCCATTCATCATAGAAGTTATGACCAAAATCATCGCGCACCGTCCGATGCTTATTGTAATAATCGGAGAAGTTGATCAAGAACTGACGACGCATCGAGGAGTTACCATCACCACGGAGTGCGTGATTGGTATCGATGAGCACTTTCTTGGGGTCTTCGCGGTGACCGTCCACGCCTTTCTTTTCTACCCAAGTCCCTCTCGTGATGGTTGGGAATAGATTTTCAAAATCAAAATTGACTCGAACATCCTCGAAGTAGATTATCTGTGTACGCTCATCGACGCCTCCGAAGATGTGCTTATCATCATTGAGATCCTTTCGCTTACCGTTGACCCAGTGAACTGGAACCAATCGCTCAAAAGAAGTACAGAAAACCCCTTTTCCAGTCCCACCATTAGATTTCCCAACCTCTGACTCAAATCCATCCATGGCGATGATGGCTTTCATATTTCCAAAATCAATATGGTCGTGCAGCATATAACCCGCTGCTACCATCTTGGCGATGAAATTGGCTTTGAGTATTTTGATGTCATCTTTGTTTGGAGCTTCTTTGACTTTTCGCTCAGCCCATATTTTGTTGCCATTATCCAAATCTTCGAGCTCCTGTTCTTTGCGCCAGTGGAAGCAGCTGGTGTTGTAGTAGAATCTCGCCATCTCGCATTTTTGCCAGCCTTCGTTCATCTGTACTTTCCAGTCATCTTTTTCTCGTTTTGCTTCGATGATTGGGCGTTCGTTGAGCTTCGGTTCGAAGTCGATTATCTTATCATCCCAAACGTGCCGAGGCAAATTGGCGATTGGATGTTTTTCGATTTTGTCTTTGGTGATTTTCCAATATTCATTTTTGAAATACAGATACATCGTGTGCTTATCTGCTTTGTTGAAAACTGGTTTCGTGTAGAACATTTCACTCAACTTATCAGGCCCCAAGTACTGCTTCCCTCCACGGAGCAGCATTTCAAGAATATCATTTTTTCGATAATGAGTCATGTCTCTCGTGAAGTCCATCACAAAGCGTTTGACTTCGGCAGGTGTGATTTGCCTTAGTACTTTGTTTTCAGAATGCACGAAGTAGCTGGTGACACTATCGACTTTGTATAGACCAAAATTTCTATTTTTCAAAAATTCGAGAATGCCGACATAGTTGAAAGCAAAATTGATTGTGCCATCTTTCTTTTCTTTCTCATGCCAAACCTCCTCGTGTGGCAATATCTTTTGAGCCAACTCAAATTCATTGGCATCCTTATTCCATTTGTAAGTCAGCTTCCCATATTTGAAAAGGCGAAACTTCTGCAACGCTTCTTTGTGTACTTCAAAGAATTTTGGTCGCGCATGAAGGTTCCAGTACTCCTTGAGCTTGTAGTCGTTGGTGTCTGTAATTTTGTAGATATTGACATGCTCCCCTTTTCCTTCTCGGTGCTGGATAGCTGCTTCGAAGTCATCTTTGAGGACGCCTTTCTTTTGGATACTTCTGACGATGAGGTCGTCCATGCCTTTGTAAGCGTGGTCGATGCCATGACCAAAATATACATCGAGGTCGATGCCTTGGTAACGATAATTGAGAAAATAATCTTTGAAACGCTTCACGCTGAGGTAAAACAAATTTGGCCTCGACTCAACGGGCTTCATCGGGTCTTTGATGCTGATGTCTTGCCAGTCGGCATCGAGCATCCAAATTATTTTCTTTATGCCACATATCTTGATGAGCAATTGAAACTCATAAGGCATCTCTCCTGACTGCTTGAAAGAATGAATGCCGCCAACAGCCACAGCAGGGATTCCTTCTCGTATCGCTTTGGCCTACCGTCTTTGCTCTTATTGAGTTCTGGGAACTGATGGCGAATCCTCATGAAAGGTCGTTCTCTCCCTTTCTTATCGGTGTACTTCATCAGCTGACCATTGAGGCCAACATAATGCAAAATCATATCATCGCCAGGGATGACTTCCCAGGTACGTTTGTCAATACTCGCTGATTGGAATCTATCGAGAATATGAACAGTCTGGTCATCGAGCCGCATTTCAAACTTTTGGTCTTTGTCACTGATGCCAGACTCTTTGAGCTGCATTGCTCGGAAGTTTGATTTTCGGTTTTGTTTTTTTGTTTTGGTCGGATGCTCAATCGGGATATTGATGCTGTACCTATCAGCAAGTCTCAAGAGCGCTTCCACATAAGATAAGTTTTCCTTTTTCATCAGGAAATCGTGTGCGGTCTTGCCTCCGATGTCGCAAGTCCAACACTTGTATATTTCCTTATCTAAGTTGACATCGAATTTCTTTTTGGCACCACAAAACGGACAGTTCCCTTTCAGTTGTCTCCCCTTCTGTTGCAATACCTCGTAGTCACCGATTACTTCTTCCAATTTCGCGGTCGCGATAATCAGCTCTACGGTCTCTTCCGGTATGTGTTTGATTTCTGCTGTTAGCATCTTCTAAATTAAAATTTGAGTTAAAAGTGTTAAGTGCAAGCCTTACGACTTGTCGAAAAAATACGCCTCAAATAGTATGTTTA